AGTTTACGCAAAAAATAAAACATTAATTGAAAGTTTAGGTAAAGCTTCATTATTTACTAAAGAAGTAGACAATACTACGCTTCTAAATGAAGATCAATTAAAGGGGTAATAATCTTTATATATTTATAACAAAAACTAGAGAATGAATATTAAACATTCTAAATATAAGAATACTGGTATACTTTTTGAATTATTAGTTAGACAAATAACAGCGGATACGTTATCCGGTAAAGAATCAAAAGCTACCCCTATTCTTAAAAAATTCTTTGTTAAAACGGAGTTAGGCAAAGAATATAAACTATATGAAACTATTTTAAGTAAAAAGCATTTATCTGAAGGTAAAGCTGAGATAGTTATCAACACTATAATCGAATCATCTAAATCATTGAATAGAGGATCTTTAAAAAGACAAAAATATAATCTTATTAAAGAAATATCTAAACATTATAACGTTGATGAATTCTTTAAAACTAAATTACCTAACTATAAAGCACAAGCAGCTTTATATACATTGTTAGAAATTTATAATAGTGATAATCTATCTAACCCAGATCAAATAATTGCAAATAAAATATCTTTACTTGAAACATTAACTAATAAACAAGTTGATGAAAAACAAGTTAAAGATCAATTATTAGAAGAATTTAAATCATACGATCAAGATTTGCGTATTTTAACTTACCGTGTATTATTAGAAAAATTTAATGGTAAATACGCTAATTTGAACGAAAATCAAAAAATGGTTCTTAAAGAGTTTATTAATTCAATTGATTCTACTCCTAAATTAAGATCATTCTATAATACTAAAATTAACGAAATTAAATCATCATTACTTAGTCTAAACAATAAAGTAACTGATAAAGCAGTTAAAATCAAAATCAACGAAGTATCGAATTTCTTAGTTGAATTAGGAAAAACAGCAAACGTGGGTAATGATGATTTAGTTAATTTGTTGCAATATTATGAATTATTAGAAGAACTTACTAATATACATGGCAAATAATAAACAATTAGCTGATAAATTAGCAAAAAAATTAAAGGAAATAAGTGGCACCGGTACCGGTGCTAGTTATACTCCTGGTTCGGGTATGCAAACAGCTGAACCATTTGTTAATTTCGCAACTCATAAATCAAATAAAAAACCTTATTTTTATAAACTAGGATATAAATTAGCTCCTAATCAAGTTGAAGAAGCTAATCCTGGAGCATCATTAGGTAAAGGTCCTAAAGCTGGTCCTACTGGTGTTAAAAATAATGCATATACAAAACAATTCGGCTTCAAACCAGTTGACTCTAAAAAATTAGCTAAAAATGCTAAATGGGTTGACACAAAATATTTATGGGGTGAAGATCAAACATTATTCGAAGATACTAATGTTGAAGAATATATCAATACATTAGGTGTTGATAGTCCCGAATTAAAAAAATTTATTTCTAGTCGTATTTTAGGATTCGATAAAGTAGAAGATAAATTAAATGAATTACTTCCATTGTTACAAAAAGCAAAACAAAAAACAATGGACGAATATAAACAAAATCCAAGTTTTAATGTATTGTATGGTACTGACCTAGCAGTAGATTATTTGGATGATTTAATTGAAATGTTTAAAGACTAAATAAAAATATAAAATGGCAAACATACCCGTAAATCCCACCGGAATAGTAGCATCAACAAGCGTAACTGGCTCATTTGCCGGTTTTACTGTTGTAACAACCGCTGCTACTTTTTCCGCAATATTAGACGCTAATGGTGGTTCAGTAGGAGCAATGACTGTACCTGTAGGAACAACTATTAATCTTTTTGTAACAAGTGCTTCATTTTCTGGAGGACCAGTATTATTCTATACTTAAAAAACAATATACAATGGCAACATTACAAGACCAATATAATCAAATTCAAGAAGGTAAAGGTGATAAAAACCACTTCTTAAAACAAGCACGTCACTTGTTTCCTGAATATGTAAATCATTATAACAATTATAATGAAACAGTTAATATTTTAAAAGCTAAAAGCATATTAAGCGAATCTAAAGCTGGTTTAGGTATGGTATCTACACCTAGCAATCATTTTACTAATTGGGTTACTATATTCCAAGAAGCAGTTAAAGCAGAAGAGAAAAAAGTATCTAAAGAAGTAATCGATAACCAATCTCATAACTGGAATACAGCTGATAAGAAAGATATTGATAATTTATATGGTACTGCTTTCTTAAATGGTTTTTATACTGAAATGAAAGATCCTAAAAACGCAGATAAAACTGTAGATCAAGTTAAACAAATAGTTGCTAAAAATTTAGGTAATGATTGGGAATATTATACTACAAAAGCTCAATTCGGTGTTAAAGGTATTGGTTACCAAACGGGAAACAATACCATTTAACGTTTCACCAATACAATTACATGAGGGTGTTAAAGCACCATCCGGTAATCCTTTGGTTGAAGGTATTTTAGCTACGGCTGAAGTAAAAAACGGTAATGGTAGATATTATCCAAAAGATTTATGGGAGCGTGAGATAGACAAATACATGTCTTGCGTTAAAGAAAATAGAGCAACAGGTGAATTAGACCATCCAGATTCAACTATCATTTCACTTAAAAATGTATCTCATATCATTAGAGATATTTGGTGGAATGGAGATAAAGTAATGGGTAAAATAGAAATTTTACCAACAATATCAGGTAATATCTTAAAAGCACTTATTGACAACAATGTAATGGTAGGTGTATCATCTCGTGGTATGGGTAGCTTAAAACAAATAGGCGAAACTATGGAAGTACAAGATGATTTCGAATTATTATGTTGGGATTTTGTTTCAACACCTTCTAACCCAGGTTCATATATGAATTTAGTTAAAGAAGGAAAAGAAGCTCAACCATATCAATATGCTAAAGTAAATAGTTTATTAACAGAAATTTTATGTGCTAATGGCACTTGCCCGATAATATAGGCAATACCCCCTCCTTCGATAGTATCGTAGGACCAATCCTAGCCCCGTAAGGCTAGGATTTCTTTTTTAATCCTGTTGCGTTTTGAAGAATCCTAATATATGTATATTGGAATATGCGATCATCTATATCGCATTTATCTAATCAATTCTATTACGCTTCCACATCTAATAAGCGTACTTCCAAAACAAAAATTTGAGGAAAATTATGGCAAACAGAGACATTCTGAAAGAAGCTATTGCTGACGCTAAATCAATTAAAGAAGCAGCAATCGCAAACGCAAAAGTCGCTCTAGAAGAAGCCTTTACTCCGTACCTAAAAGAAAAATTATCAGCTAAATTAGCTGAAATTGACGCTATGGACGAAGAAATGGACGAAGCAAAAGAGATGGACGAAATGAAAAAATCCGAAATGGACGAAATGAAAGACATGGACGAATCTAAAGACGAAATGTACGAAGATGAAAACATGGATGAAATGAAAGACATGGACGAAATGAAAAAATCTATGGACGAAATGGACTTAGATGAGTTATTAAGAGAATTAGAAGACATGGACGAATACATGGATGAAGAAATGGACGAAACCATGGATGAAGTAATCAACGATCCTAAAGGTCCTGGTGCTCATGGAAACATAGCTCCAACCGCTCAAAACGACACTGACTTAAACGAAGCTAAAGAAGGCGAAGAAGAAGAAAGTGAAGAAGACGTTGAAATCGACATCGAAAACATGTCTGAAGAAGATCTTAAATCATTTATCGAAAGCGTTATCGCTGACATGGTTAAAGCTGGCGAATTAGAAGCTGGTCACGAAGGCATGGAAGATGAAGAAGGCGCTGAAGAAGAAAGTGAAGAAGAAGAAGAAGTTTCTATCGATGAACTCATGCATGATATAAATGAAGCTAAAAAAGCAACATTTACTGTTCCTGCAAATGACGCTGATGATTTAGATGATGAAGCTAAATATTTCAAAAGTTTACTTAAAAAAGCTAAAATTGATGCTACAGTTAAAGCTGGAATTGGTGAACTAGAAATAACAGTAGATTCTTCTGACGAAGCAAAAGCTAAACAAGCAGTTGAAGATGCAGGTTATTCATTAGATGAAGCTAAAATGAAAGAAGAAATGAATAAAATGAAGAAAGAACTTGAAGAAGCTTATGAGGCTTTAGCTAAAGTTAAATCTGAAATTAATGAAGTTAATCTTTTAAATTCTAAACTTCTTTACTTAAACAAAGTGTTCAAAGCTAAAAACTTAACTGAATCACAAAAAGTTAAAGTATTAGCTGCTTTTGACAAAGCAACAAGTAAAAAAGAAGCACAATTAGTTTACGAAACAGTAATGGAAAGTTTAAATAACACAAACACAACAAAACGTCCAGTAACTGAATCAGTAAGAGGTATGGCTTCTAAAGTTATAAGCGGTGCTAATAATAGCACAAAACAACCAATTATCGAAGTTAATGCTGCTTTCGAAAGAATGCAAAAATTAGCGGGAATTAAAAAGTAAACTTAAACAATATAAAAACAACTAAAAACTAAAACGATGAGTCAAATTCAATCATTATTAGAATCTGCTAACCCATACAAATCGTTACAAAGCGATGCAGCTAAATTAGCTGGCAAATGGGCTAAAACAGGCCTTTTAGAAGGCTTAGACGAGACAAACAGAAACAACATGTCTCTTATGCTTGAAAATCAAGCAAAACAATTAGTAACCGAGGTATCTCAAACAGGTACAGGTGCTTTCGTTACTCCAGGTCAAGGTGAACAATGGGCTGGTATCGCATTACCATTAGTACGTAAAGTATTTGGTCAAATCGCAGCGAAAGAATTCGTTAGCGTTCAACCAATGAACTTACCTTCTGGTCTTGTGTTCTTCTTAGATTTCCAATATGGAACTGACAAAAACCCATTCACTAAAAATTCATCAGTTTATGGTGACAGAGGTAGTGATACAAGTAAATATCCTTTCTCTACTCCAGCTGCTGCAGGTGGTTTGTATGGTACAGGTCGTTTTACTTACTCAACTAACCAG